CATTAGCACCCATTGCTACCAAGAAGTGAGATTTACCAACACCAGTAGGTGCAGTTACAACACCGATTTCACCACGACCTAAACCACCACGTAAGATATCTTTTTCATCAAGTCTTCTTAAACCGGTTGGAACTGCTTGACGATTAATCTTTACAAATCTGGCTTCCATGTCATCAAAGAAATTATGACCTTGTGATGATGGCATACCTGAAGATATTGCATCTTTCATGATTGAAAGAACACTGTCATAATTTTCAGTTTGGATCATTTTTACAGATTTCTCTAAAGCTTCTTTAAAGACTTGTCTTTTGCAAAACTCTAGAGACTTTTCTTTGACATAGTCAATATCGCCTAGATCTGGATTTGTTTTCATTCTATGGAGATATTCAATGATTTGATCTCTTAGAATTGTGTCATTATTGTTTTGAAAATCTTCTTTGATAATTGTAATTAACAAAGGCATAGTTGGAAAAGATTTGTACTTTGAAAAATAGTCAAAATATCTTTCGCATAAAAATGATAAATATTTGACGTCAAAAAATCCTGGATCCATTACTTCAATCATTTGTGCAGCCCACGTTCTATCGGTAAGCATGCTTTGAAATACTTTTTCCTGAAATGTTTTTCCGTATTTTGAAAAGCTTTTTTCAATAGTCATATAAAATTTTCCTAAAAATCAAGTTAAAATGTATTACGAGAGATTATTAATATAACTCAGGTTTAATTCGTATACAAAAGTATTGTTACTTTATTGTAAGTAAGGTATTGTTTAACATGATGCCTGTTTGATCAACATTAATGTTATTAATGCCTTGATCCATCATGAATTTCATAAGCTCTAATTTAGGAGCCATTCTTCTAGGTTGGTCATGTTGATAATTTAAACTGTCAATTTGAGTTGCTGACAATTGAGGACTTTCAAGGTTAATCAATTGGAAATTTCTTTTGATTAAATTGATGTCACAGTTAATAACTTCAAGAACTTTTGCCGGCCTCTTTGCATAAGTATAAAACTTAATAGGATTTGCATAATGTTCTTTAATAATGTCTATTGTCTCATCTACACTAATAAATTTTTCATCTTTAAAGTCTGGACAAAAACGAGTCATTTTTTTATATTGAACACCACCGATACCTTGAATATTGTCAGATTTGTCACCAATAAATGATCTTACTGTCGCCATGTTGTTAGGATGAACTTTAAATTCTTCAACGACATCATTAAGTTTATATAGATCTAATCTTTTTCTAGGTGCCCAAATCATTGTTTTATCATTAACCAATTGAAAATAATCATGGTCAGTACTGACAATTATCTTGACGTCTTCTTTGTTTTTCCATTTGCAAAGATATGCAATTGCATCATCTGCTTCTGCGTCTTCAACATAGATTTGACCTATTTTCATCATGGGTAAAATCTTAATGAGTGTTCTTAATTGCCATTCCCAGTTATCTTTTTCATTGACATCTTCCATATATTCATTATAATTTCTATTTAAATTCAGAGGACGCCTTCCCTGTTTGTAATCTGGATAAATTGCACGTCTTCTAGACGAACCGCCACCTTCCCATACAATTGTTACAACATCAGGCTTATATTTTTCAACGCCACGATAAATAGTCCCAATGGTGCCAGCAATAGCACCACAGGGTTGATTGTATAATGACATTAAAGGATTTGTAGAAAAATGTCTAATAAAAGTATTTAAACCATCAATAATAAGTTCGGTTTTCAATTTTAGTCCTCGTTAAATTCACTTTCAACTAGATATTGAGCTATAGCTTCTTGTTCGACATAAGAATTAGGATCGATATCTAGATCTTCTGATGATAATTCATCTTGAGTTCTTGTATAGGCTTTATCAATCATAAAATCAATATAATCCTTATACTGTGGATCATTCATAATTTTATCAAATTCTGCTTTGTAGAATTTCTTTTCAATAAGAACCTTGTCCTGAATTGTGTCTTTAACAATGAAACTCTTCCAGGCACCAGCTCCTTCAATGATCAATGATTTATTGTCCATTTGAACTTCACCATATTTTCTTAAAGCGTCAAATACTTCTTCGTGTTCTCTAATGCCTTTACCAAAAATAATTTGAAAATCAGCACTTCTAAAAGGAGCTGACACTTTATTCTTGATAATCTTTGCTGACACATTAATTCCTATAGGTTCTTTATCCGGACCTTCAATATGAGCTCCTGCTCCTAACTTAATACGGACAGAAGAATGAAAAGGAATAGCTACCTTGCTATCATCTAATTTCTTAGATGCTTGGACTATATCTTCAAAAACAAATTGTTTTTGTTCCGCGCTCGTAGGTCTTTTCTTCTTTTTAAAAAAGAGTACTAGTACTAGTCTCTGAACCTTCAACCTGTCACCAGGAGGCTTGGCTGCTGATTGTCTAATTCTTTAATTTTTCAAGCTTTCACACTCGCAATTACTCACCATGTTGTAGCATTAAAGACTCTAAAGAGTTTCCAGCAATTCACGGAATTTATTTTCTATTTATACTCTAGACTAGGAGGCGTAACATTCACCACCAGGAGTTGTATTATGATTGACTTGACCATTTGCTATATAGTTTTGAGTTTCTTCAACAGAAGTATCAACCACTAGCATTTCATCTTCAATTTTAATAGCTTCCGGATGCTCAGAGAGCTTGATATATTTATTATCGTACAATACTTTATGTTGAGATGTACCTTTTAAAGAACCTAGTTGATAATATGTATTTACTTTTTCTTTGACAATAAAAGATGTCATAGGCATAAATCCAATTTCACCATTAGGTAACATTGTCTGTATTTCAATATCTAAAGAGCTAATATCTAAATTGACAGGTGTTTCCATGTCGTTTAAATTTAAAAACTTTTGAGCAAATTCATCAAAAGTCAATTCTTCTTCTATATAAGACATAATAATTTTTTCTCCATTGTTTCTTGTATTTTTGTTTCTATTGATTCATTTTCCCATATAATAACGACATGTTGAAAAATATTTTTTAATTTTTCAATTCTATTGTTATCTAATTCCCATTGTTGTCCTGCTGTTTTATTTCCAAATAAAACATCGTCTGCTTTGTATTTTAATGGATTTGCATGCCAAAAATCGCCAAAGCATTCAATTGCAATATTATTATTAACAATAAAGTCAGGTTTTACAAAACTATTTTCAGTTTTAACACATTTTTCATATTCCCAAATTAATTTTTTTTCATCTAAGAATTTTGCAATTTTGATTTCAAATTTGTTCATAAAAAAATCTTTATATCTTATTGATTTTTTAAAATTATTTGACATCTTAAATTTTAAATCTAGACTGGCATTTTTCCATAAAGCTTTTGAAGAGTTTGAAATTTTTAAAATTCTAGAAGGATTTCTGCATACTTTTAAAAAATATTCTTTATTTTGACTAGCCCATTTCTTATAAGAGTTAATTCTTTTGTTTTTTGTTTTATCATTTTGTGTTGCTTGGTATATTTTTTCATATTGTTCTTCCCACATCTTTTTAAGCTTGCTTGAATGAAAATCATGATTATATGATTTTTTAATATTGTTTCGAACTTTTTCTGATTTCATCGCCGCAATATGATTTTCTTTACATTTTAAATTAATTTCAATGTTCCATTTTCTACAAAAATCAAACTCTTCTTCTCCGATTATATTATTTGCAAACATAAATTCTATTGCAAAAAATTTATTGCACATTTTTTTTCTAAATTGATATAATTCTATCGAGACATCTTTGTCGTCAAAATAATAATCAAAATAGTCTAATGTCAAAGCATTCAAAATATTCTCTGGTTTCGATTTCTGCTTATAATCTTTTTTTAATTTGATTGAAATCTTAGGATTTTCTTTTTCTATTTTAAATTTAAAATCAAAATATTGTAAAAAATTAATCATTCTTTTTGTATCTAATCTTAATTTTTGTCGTAAAAGGATCAACACAACTTGGATCACCATACATAACACCAATCTTGCTTCGGATCTGGTTTAGACAAACCAATAAAACCTTTTGATTGGCAATTACACCTGTAATCTTACGCATACCTTTTGAAATTGCTCTAGCTTGCAAACCGATTGTGTCTTTATCGTATTCACCTAACAATTCAGCTTTAGGTGAAGTAGCCGCAACAGAGTCCCAAATGATAGTTACAGGAACGTCCTTTTGCATTGCCTTAGCTTTCATGATTGTGCTTTCAGCGATTGACATAACCTCTTCAGTGCAATGTGTATCTACATAAACAAATCTTTTTGAAGTGTCAACGCCTAATGCATGCAAGTTGTCAATTGATGTTGCATTTTCTGTGTCGATATAAACAACAATACCGCCTAACCTTTGTGTTGATTTTGCAATCTGTGTTGCGATATGTGATTTACCAATTGAAGGAGGACCAAATATTTCTACAATACGGCCTTCTGGTAAACCACCATTTTTACGATTTGAAATAATATAATCAAGTTGTTTTGAACCTGTACTAATCCATCGATTAACATGGGTAGGTGAATTGTCAGTTGACAAATTATATGCAACACGTGTTCCGCGTTCTTTGTTTAAAGATTTAATTAGATCATCGGTAAAATCATCTAATTGATTGTCATTTAAATCTGGATTTAATTCTTTTTTCTTTTTAGCAATAGCCATATATTTTATTAGCCTTTAATTTTAAAATCAATAGAGAGAAAGAGGGATATATGAGAATGAATTATTCTAGATCGGCAAAAGCATCATCTAGACTTGTTTTGGTTTTACTAGTCGTTGCTTGTTTTGCCTGAGGAGGTGTACTGCTTTCCCAACCATTTGTTTTCTTTGGAGACATGTCTAAAGGTTTGATTGAGTCATCATCAAAGTCGTTTCTTGTTGTTCCTGTTTCATCGCCGGATAACCATGCATTGATGATGCTTTCAAGCTCCTTATATGTTTTAGGTTCAAACATATCAGATGTATCAGGAATTGTATCAATAAGCTTTTGCATTTGTGCAGTATTATCTGCAAGCTTTGTTGATTTATTTCTTGGACGAACTGTTGTGTCTGCAAATTGTTTTCCTGGTGATTTTGTGCAAGAAATCTTGAGATCGAAACCGGTTTCAGGATCTGTAATGTCACCATAGTCTTCATCAAGCATAATGTTTAAAAGGCTTTGATATAATGTTTTACCAAAAGCCCAAATTCTTACACCTTTATCTTCTTCACCTCTTACTAGAACAGGTGCATAACATCTCATTTTTGGATATAGTTTCTTAGCTAGTTCTGTGGACTCTTTTGAATTTTCACTTCTTAGTTTACTGATTAATTCTTGGACAGGATCAGGCTTACCAAATTGATTAGGTGCAACCAAACCAGCATTGTTTCCAATGTTGTAATAGAACATTACTTCTTTGAATGGTTGACCATCATTGTTTGGAAATGCTAATAAACGTACTTGATATTCTTGACCATCCTCAGGTTTCCACATGATGTTTTTCTTGCTTGTGTTGCCAGAAAGTTGATTAAGTTTTTTACGAATAGCAGATAAATCGATAGCCATAATTTATTTTCCTTGTTTTTGTTTTGAATGATTTTTAATTTTTTATGTTTTTATATTTGATAGAGTGATTATATAAATTTATTTTTTAGAATACAAAAAATTGTTATAAAATTTTTATTCATTAAAGCCTGTGTCGATAAGTTTTAAATCTTCATACGTATAAGAAATTCCATTTTTAGGAGTTGATGAATAACCTAAATTATCCAAATAAATGTCTTCAAGATAACCTCTTTGATTTAATCTGTAAAGAAAAGCGATGTCTGAAGGCGTGTTATATGTTTCACCTAACTCTACATAGATTGTGTTTTTAATTTGCATAAT